GCACCAGCCACGCCTCGACCACCTTGTGCGCCTCGGTGCACGCCTCGTCGAAGCGCTTCCACAGTGCGTGGTTGGGCTGCCCGCCCTGGTCGGTGGTCTTCCACTGCTCGCGCAGGCCGCGCAGGGTCTCCTGCATCTTGCGCCCGCCCAGGCGCTGTCCTTCAGGGGCCTGCAGCAAGGCTTCTGCCTTGGCCACGAGTTCCTCGCGCAACTGGTCGGCGCGCCAGCGCTGCCAGCCCTCGAGCTCACCCGCCTGCCCGAGCGCGGCCTGAGCACGCGCATCCAGCGCGGCGGGCACCAGGCGGCCATGGCTCTTGAGCAGCGCGCGCACGTCGGCCGCGGCCTTGGGCGTGGCCTTGCCATGCCCTTCGGCCAGCTCGCGCTCCAGACCAGAAAGGCGCTCTCCTACCGATTTGCTCATTAGTTCTCCGTTTAGCGTTCCGTGTTGCCCGACGAGCTAGCCGCACCAGTCCTGACTTTCTCGAAAGATGCGCTCCCCATCTGCGACGCCACTGATGCCTGAGCCATCGTGACGTGGTGCATCGCTCCAGGGGACGGCATGGGTTGCCCACCGCGGCGGAGCATCCTCATGTCGCGGGGCTTCTGCTTCTCGACCTTATTAGGTTGCCGCTTCTGTGGCTGCGCCGATGGATCCTCGTTGTCGAACCCCGCGTCGTCGTCTTCCTCAGGATCCTGTGGTGGTAACGGCAGAGATGGAGGCGGCACCTGGCGGTAACCACCTCTCAGGAGGAGGCGGAGAGCGGGCAGCATCTCCGTCAGCTCGCGGATCCCGGCGAGATCGGCTTCCGGGATGGGCGGGGAGGCCTCCTTCGGCGCGACGCCCATCAGCTTGTCCATTTCTTCTTGGAGTTCTGGAATTGCTGTAAAGTCAAAATCAATGTATAGCTTTTCGCCAAATCTTGGGGTCAGCCATCTGTTCAGTTCTTCTCTAATTTTAACAAGTTCTGGCATTACAGCGTTTTGATACAAAGCCTTTTTCGCTTCTTTCATATTGTTGTAAGTGCTTGAATCTGTATTGTTGAGCAGCTGGACAGGAACGTTGTAGATATTACAAAGGTCTTTTATTGATGCGTTATATTGTTCGATAAGTGAAAGATCGGAAGCGTTAAGCCCAAAATTGACCCAAGACAATTTCTTTGGGGTGATAATAACATCCCCAGCATTGTTTGAACCTTGATAGGTTTGCTTAAATTTCCTTTTTAATTCCTTTGCTTGGGTTTCTGTGAGATCACCCTCGTCTGACATTAGTACCCCCCTTGCTGTTTGATTCTGTAAATATTTTACGCCAGTTGTAACAGCCTCATTGTTTGTGTCCATAGCCCGAAGCCCAGCTTTGAGCGGAGACATACCATACAAATGCGATCCAGTTCCATCGTAATAAGGATTGAAATCTTTAATGTGGCATATTAGTTCAGCATCAATTCTGACAGTTCCGTTGTATTCAAGGGTGTAGGATTTTACTGGCTCAAATATTCCACCTGAATTGATTTCCATTACTTGTGATGGCAATACATACAATTCTTTAAATTTAAATTTTCCGTTTCCTGTTTCTGGGCCAATTCCGTAAATGTATCTGTTACCTGTCAATTTTCCGTAGGCAATAACTTCTTGAATCCAAGTGACATACGATTGCGCTGGGTTTGGTCTGTCAAGCAATTCGTGAAGTTCGGTATCTTGTAATTCTACAAGGGCAGATTTTTGTATTCTGTCAGCCTTGAATAATGAAGTCGATGAAAAGTCGCTTGATGTTAATGCCTTGTATCTTTTTAAATCATTTTCATTTTTGACCTCGTAAATTTGAAAGGGAATTGTTTGTGCTGTTTTTGAAATAAGATTTACAATCGAATAAATTGTCGGATTATAGCGATAACCTTTATTGATGTAAGTATCATCATTTTCTGGATTCCAAACAATGGAATCACCTAAATAATTGTATATCGCTTTGTTATAATCTATGTTGGTATTTTGAGCAGATTTAAAAACCCTTTGCAGTCGATCAAATATTGAAGCCATGAAATTTAAAAAAATTTATTTACAAAAATAGTAATTAAATCTCAATGAGATTATAAACCACAATATCCTGAATCACATTCGTTAAAATCATCATTAAATAACTCTGACTGTAAATTCCAATTCTTAATATCTAAAAATGACAAGTTTTTATCTTTATACCAAACATCTTTACTATGTCTAATTCTTTCTTTTGAAGCAAACCATTCTAATTTGTTTTTGTGTTCTTCCCACATTTTTCTGATAAGTAACGGATTTTTATGAAAACATCCAACACAATTATTCATCCAAGCAAATCTTACTGGTTTATCTTTCCAATATTTTTCTATCTTGTCTTTATATATATTATCGTTTATAAGTGGGTAAGTTGGTTTTTGCCATTCTACTAATCCCCACTTGTTTCTTGTTTTTCTTTTACCAATTACTGCTTTCATTTCTAAAAAACCATTTTGATTTGTTTTTGCAGTTGTTCTTTTTGCTCTTTTAGTTTCATTCGCCCTAAAACCTAATCTAAATTCGCAAGGTGTTTTTACTATTTCTCTCCACCAATTAAACATTGGTTGCATTTTCATTTCCGTTGTACAATATCTCCTTAAAGGGTCAGGTAAAGTTCCTGCACTATCTAATACTTCATCAAACGTTTTACCTGTTATCCAAGTTATCTTCCTACCTATGTATTGCTCAAGGTCTAACATCGTATAAATAATCATATCATCTTCGGCAGTTGCAATAAATGGTGCTTGTATTCTGTCCTCTACTTCTTGTCGTATTTTCTTGTCAGGAAATTTAGAGGCTTCGTGTTCGATTCTTACAAGTGCAAATACATCATAGTTTGCTGGGTAATTTGCAGCTATATAAGATGAGGTTTTGCCTCCAGATAAACTATTAACTGTTTTCATATTACAAAGAAATCTGAACGCTTGGAATAATGAGAATAAACAGCGTAACGGATGCTGTCCATCATGTGGTTATTTTTATCAAGCGGTTTATTTACGATTGTTCCATCTTTTAATTCTTGCCAGTAATACGATTGAAATTCCTTGTAAATGTTTTTTGCTTCCTTGTCCACAAAAATATCGTATTCTTTGAGCAGCGAAATCCCTGCATTGATTGATCCAGCACCTTTAATGGCTGGTTTGCACAAAATCCCTTGTCTGCGCAGTTCTTCTCCTGACTTGGGTTCGGCAGAATCATAATAGCAAACGATCTCACCATAGCCCCCCTGCTTTAAAAATTCAGCAATATCTTGGTTTGTCATTCCTGTTTTATAACAGAGTTCTCGAATGTATATTTTTTCGTTAAATCTTTGCAGCAAACAAATAGCTGTTGGATCAACCGAAAATCCAAAGTCAATACCAATAACAGGATTGTCGAAAATTGGAAGTTCATCTTTTTCGATAAAATTCCAGCTGTGAAATATTTGCCTTTGCGAATAAAATGCTTTTTGACCCTCCCCATAAACACGCCAATAATCTGGATCACGTTCACGCATTCGTTCTATTTCATAAACCAGTTCGCTGGACAGGAATAAATTGTCTCTGTATGTTGTTATCCAAGTTTCAGCATCTTCTCTTGGGATAACCTCATCGTAAATCCAATGCGTCACCTCTGATGGGTTAAAATCCAAAATCATCTTATCAGTACAACGCATATTGATTTGGCGAAAATCTTCCAGCGTTAATTCATTGGCCTCATTTAAAAAAGCAATGTTTCTTTTTCGACCTCGGATTTTTTGTGGTTCATCAACTGACAAAAACTCAACAAGGTGATTCCTGTATTTAAAAGTATTTTCAGCCTTGTTATGAATCCCAGCATAATACATTCCTGTATCTTCTAAAATAGAAACAAAATCACGCTGAACTGATCCTTTTAAAGCTGGTAACGTTTTTCGGATTATGGAAATTGTAAGCGGTTCTTTTGTAGTTCGCAAAAGATAAATCAGATACTGACAAACGGCATAAGTTTTGCCAGAACGTGTACCGCCTTGTAATACAGCAAACCGAGTTTTACAATTAAGCAGCTGTTCAAACTGAATATTAGTTTTGAGCGTTTTCTTTTCTCTTGTGGATTTCAAATGTTACATCTGTTTCAACGTTGCTGGTATGTTCGATTTCTTGTCGCTCAATGTAGCCTCGTTTTTTCCCTTTTGTTTTCAATAAAAATAATGTCGCTGCTGGATTGTGATTTTCAACCATTTTGTGAAGTGCTGATTCAGCAAAATCCAAAACAACGTTTTGAACATCATCAACATTTGCTTTGTAATCTGCATCGTTTTCCATCCATTTGTAATGCGTTGTCCTTTCAATCCCAACCATCTTTGCAGCAGTAGTAACCACCCCCAGAGTTTTTTCAAGGGCTTCGATCATTGCACGTTTTTTTAATGCTGTTGAATCTTGTTGTCTCATTTTACAAAATTACATAAAAAAAAGGCAGAGCCAAAAAACTGCCTTATCAACCAATTCCAATGAAAAAATACGCTTTGGCTTTTGTTTTAAATTATTATTCATCCAAAGGTTGAAAATTTAAAAAGTTTTCAGCCTCTTCATATTTTTCAAAAAACTTTTCTTCTCCAGTATCATAATCGAAAACAATGTATTCAACATCCCCCCCACAAAGCGAAGCAATCTGAATGCCATATTCTAAAGCCAAATAAACATATCCTGATTTTGGATTAAAACCGCATTCCATAATTTCTTCTCCAACTGCGTTTTCAGCATAAGCCTTAAAACATTTTGAAAGACCTTTTGCTTCTAAAAAAGCTAAACTTGTAAAATTTGATTCCATAATATTTGTTTTTAAAATTAATTTCTACGACCGCACAAAGGATAAAGTCTTGTATAATAATCTTGACCTTTTTTTATTCTTTTTTTATTGTCAAATATTATATCCTCTGTTGCAATATGCCTTTGGGTTGAATAATATCCGATTTCTTTTCTATCTGGCTGGTCTATTAATTTAGTGCCAATTAACTTTGTATTTATTATATACTCTACGAAGTAACCGATATTTTTGAATTGTGTTTGCATTTTGTTTTAGTTTTATTATGTAAATATACAAAATATTTTTATATAATGTAAAAAAATTTAAAAAAAATAAAAAAAGTTATTTTTTATATTCCCAAGATGTTGTAATTCTATTATTTGATGTTGAATCTTTTTTATTTTTATTATGTATCATTCCATTTTTTGAACCTTTAGATAATCTTCCATACCTTGTTAATTTCCAATTTTTATTATTTTTCAACCCGAAAATAATCGCTGGATGTGATGTTGTTGCTATAAATCTTTTGTTTAATTTTTCAACATAATATTTTGCTATTTCCGTTCTTAATTTTATACCTAAACCAATTCCTTGAAAATCTGGCAAAATTACTAATCTGTGTCCTTTATAAACATTTTTAATTTTCGGATGTGGAAATGGTAAAACAGAATAAAAACCTACTAAATTATCATTAATGAATAATAAATAAACATTAGCGGCATTATTATGTGAATGATTTAAATAATGATATTTAGCAAACACTTTCCAAACTGACTTATCTGTTGTTTTGTAAATTTCGAATTTGATTTTTGGTTTATTTTTTTTTTGCCCTTCATATGAATGAAAGGTCATTGTATCAGTATTAAAAACCCAATCTGGCATCAACCAATTTTCTACATCATAATGACACGTTACAGCAATAAATTTTTTATTTGTTTTTCTAATAGATTTTTGTACTGCAAATGATCCAATTTGTGCTACATTTCGATCAACAACCGATGTAAATTCATCAAATACAATTAAATCTTTATTTAATAATAAAGAATGTGCTAAATCAACTCTCATTTTTTGGCCATTCGATAAAACTGAATAAGGTTTTAACCAACTTGGTGGCGATGAAAACCCAACAGAATTAAATGTTTTTGTTATTTCATTTATAGACAAATGTTCAGGCATATCATCAAGAATAGTTTCAGCTTTGTAATCAAAATTTGTAATATATGAATTTGGAAATAATTCTTTTGCAATTGTGGTTTTACCAGTACCTGAAGCACCAATAATTAATCCAATTTGCCAATTATCTGTAAAATCAATTGATCCTTTAAATTCTTCTTTTACATTTTCATTTTGTAAATCAAATTTTCCAATTACAGATGCAACTCTAAATGTTTTTTTAGGTTTATTTTCTTTTATAATGTTAAAATCCGGCATAAATAACCTTTTTTAATTAATTCATTGTATAATTTTTCTTGTTCATTTTCATTTTCTAATTCAACTTCAACACGAAACATTGATTTAATATCATCAGATAAATCTTCAATTTCTTTTTCTACTTCGAATTGTGGCAAATCCATCCCCCAATCTTTTAATTTTTGTTCATCCCAGCCATTAGCGACCATATCCCAATCCCATTCACCGTAGCCAAGATTGTCTTTGATTATAAATTCTTTTTTCTGCTCATCAGACCATCCCCTTACTTGTTTAACAGGAACTTCAAAAACCCCAGCGGATTTTAATGCTTTTAATCGCATATTACCCCCCAAGACAATCATATTTTCATCAACCACAAGTGGTCTGGCTTCCAGCATCTCTGGGAACTCCTTGATTGATTTTACTAATTTTTTAAATTTTGCGTCTGTAATAAACCTTGGATTTTCATCATTTGGCTTAATACTTTGAATGTTTACCCTTTTTATCATTTAATTTATCTCATTGTATAGTAGTGAAAACTAATTCCGATCAACAAAAGAAAAATTTGTATCGTATGCCTTTTATCATCAGCGACAACCTCCAGAAGTTCAAGATCTTCATTTGAATAGTTTACGCCAAGAATACAGCCATAAATCGGAAAAATCTCAATTTCCACCATGTGAATATTTTTTCCAAAGATAAATATAATATTGTTTGATCGCATCATCATATTCGTTTTTGCTGTATAGTTTTCCAGAGGTAACTACTTTTCCAGCAATGTATTTGCCTTTAAAATTAACACAATAGCCATCTTCTCGGCAGATTAAATACTTACTGTTTTTAACCACAGGGTAAATACGAATATTGTTTTTTTCGCACCAGCGGAACGCTTGATAAAATTCTGGCAGTATATTATAATTACAAATCATTAGAATGGTACATCATCTGTTACAACTGTAAATCTTTGTTTGTCTGGGTTCACGCTTTTATATAGCCCCCCCTGTTTAAAATCTGGTGCTATCATAAACATTCCCTGCTTTCCGTTTTCCTTTCGTTTTATTTTCTGAACGTATATTTTAACAGCATCAGAATCGTAGATTGTTTTCTCCCCAATCGATCTGTAAACAGTCAAACAATTATAAGCCTTATTGAAAAAATCAGATGACCCACTAATATCGTAAGGCGTTGGTATTTTATAAATATTATTTTCCATTTCCATTTTT